GGCTACACTAGACAACTCACATTCAATGTGTGTATGAAGCGCAGGTCTGTAGACTGAAGGCGCTCCGTTCCGCATGGCTGAAACACTCGCAACGCTCCAGGAAGAGTTGAGCCTCGCAAAGGCCGCGCGCGGCAAGCTTCTCCGAGGAGAGGCTGTCGCAGAGTGGCAGGATTCGAACGGCGAGCGGGTTCGCTATCAACAAGCGAACCGCGGCGCTCTTTCCACCTACATCTCAGATCTCGAGCGCAAAATCGCAATCCTCCAGGGTGTGAATTCCAGTGTCAAACCGATGCGGGTGTATCTCTGATGGCAGTGACGATGACGGTCGAGGAGCTGCTTGGCCCGGCTCCGGGTTCTCAGTCCCCCTCTGGAGCCAGCCGAGACGGGGTGCCCGGGGGTGCGGCTCACTCGGGCACCCCACTTATGATCGCAGGTGACGCGCATGAAGGTGCGAGTCGGACCAGCCATGAGCTTGCACGCTGGCATACCAGCATGGGGTCAGCCGACGCTGACATCATCCCCGAGAAAGACGTCATCGACAGCCGCAGCCGGGACCTGGCGCGCAATGACGCCTATGTCAGCGGCGGTGATCGCGTTCATCGCGACAACATCGTAGGCTCGCAATATCTGCTCAACTCAAAACCTGTTTCGACGGTCCTGTTCGGTCGCTATGACGACAAGTGGGAGTACGAGTTCCAGGAAGAGGTCGAGCAAAAGTTCATGCTTTGGGCGGAAAGCCCGAACCACTGGTCCGATGCTTCGCGTCGGGGAACTTTCACAGACAATGTGCGTTTGTCTGTAGGCGTGTTTCTCGCCGGTGGCGAATTGCTATCGACCGCCGAGTGGATGCCTGACGATGGGCGCCCGTATCGAACCGCGACTCAGCTGGTGGATGCTGCGCGCCTGTGTGACCCGATGGATCGCTCATACGATCAGACGCGTGTCCGCGGCGGCGTGGAGGTTGATCGGCGCGGTGCCCCGGTTGCCTATTACATTCGCCTGCGCAATCCGGGCGACATGGTGCTGACGAATGACGGTTCAGAATTCATGTGGCGCCGTGTGAACATTCGGAAGCCGTGGGGCCGCCAGATGGTCCTGCATCGCTACGAGATCAAGCGTCCAGAACAGACGCGCGGCGTGTCGGCGATGGCCGCGGCGCTCAAGGAAACCCGCATGGGTCGTCAATTCCGGGACATTGTTCTCGAGAATGCGATCGTCAATGCGACCTATGCAGCCTCGATTGAGTCCGAGCTCCCCGACCAGGCTTTCGCCGCACTGGGTGGGGACGACTCCGTGGAAGGCGTGGTCACGCCGTGGCTTGAGGCCATTCAGACTTATAGTGCCGGCGCGAAGAACTTGTCGCTGGGCGGCACGCGAATCCCCCATCTCTTTCCGGGGACAAAGCTTCACCTTCAACCTGCCGGGCAGGGCGGACCCCTTGGCCAGGAGTTCGAGCAATCGATCCTGCGCTACATGTCGGCCGCAGCAGGTATCTCTTACGAGCAGCTTTCTCACGACTTCTCGAACACGAACTACTCCGGTTATCGGGGTGCGATGAACGAGACGCGCAAATTCATGATTGCGCAGAAGAAGATGGCTGCCGATTCCTACGCCAACTTCGTCTATCGGCTGTGGTTGGAAGAGGCGGTCAACAGCGGCGGCATCGAGGCGCTCAAGCGCCAAAACGTTCCCAACTGGTACGACGGATTGAATGCGGACGCCTACTCCCAATGCGAGTGGATCGGTGCAGCTCAGGGTCAGATTGACGAGCTCAAGGAAACCCAGGCTGCCGTCTTGCGGATGAAGCACGGTCTGACCACGCAGGAATATGAGATCGCCCGTGCCACCGGGGGCGATTGGCGCCGGGTCAACCGTCAGCGCCAGCGCGAGAAGATCATGCACGAGGAACTCGATCTGCCCCCGCTCGTGCAGGACACCCAGGACATGCAGAACGCCCTCAGCGGCGAAGCCAATGAGCGAGGGACGTCTGATGAGCGTTAAGAACCCACTTCTTGCCTCGATCGATCAGCAGGCGGTGCTCATTGCAAGTGAGCGCAAGTCAGTCTTCGAGAGCTGCCTGGAGCAGGTCGCGCTTGAGATACCGGATCTGCGGACAAAGGCAGAGCAGTCGGAACTGGCAGACAGCTTTTGGTACGAAGAGGGCTCCTACATGGAGCGCTACCGTCCGTATGAAGTGAAAGATGGGGTTCTCCATCTGCCGGTCCGGGGCGCCCTGCTCAAGGACTTCGGATACACGACCCGTTTCGCGACCGGATATGATTATATCTGGGAAGCGTTCAAGCGCGGTATCGGAGATTCTGAAGTCCGCGCGATCGCACTGGTCGTCGACAGTCCCGGCGGCATGGCCTCAGGCTGTTTCGATCTTGTCGACAAAATGTATGAGGTCCGCGACGCAAAGCCCGTCCGCGCATTTGCGTCCGATCATGCCTACTCCGCAGCATACGCGATCGCTTCGGTTGCGCAGAACGGCATCACGGTCTCCCGAACCGGTGGGGTCGGCTCGGTAGGTGTCGTGCAGATGCATGTCAACTGGGCCGCATACAACGACAAAGTCGGCATTGAGATCACATACATCTTTGCGGGCGAGCACAAGGTCGACGGTAACCCCGACGAACCGCTGTCTGATGCCGTGAAGGCGAGAATGCAGGCGCGCATTGACGCGCTCTACGACGAGTTCGTGTCAACGGTGGCACGAAACCGCGCCATGGATGAGCAGGTCGTTCGGGATACCGAAGCCCTGACATTCACGGCGAAGGAAGCCCTGTCGAACGGCATGGCTGATTCAATCGGCTCGTTCGACGACGCCGTGGCCGATTTTGCGGCTGAAACCTCCCAGAAAAATGGAGATCCCGAAATGTCCACCAAACCGGACGATACCGCGGCGGCGCAACAGGCTGCCGTTGAAAATGCGCGTGCCGAAGGCGTGACCGCCGGCATGACTCAGGGTGCAACGGCTGAACGCCAGCGCATCAATGCTATCCTTGCCTGCGACGAGGCGAAAGCTCGCCCCAAGGCTGCCCTTTCGGCGGCTCTCAAGTCCGACATGTCGGCTGAGACTGTCGCGGCCTTCCTGGCAGATCTGCCCGAAGAAGCTTCCGCCACCCCTGAGCCGAAGGGCGAGAACGTCGTTGATCCGTCTGCAGGTGCTCCGAAGGGAATGTTCACGCAGGCAATGGACGGCACTCCGAACCCGGGCATCGACGCCGGCAACAACTCCGGCGAAGCGAAGACCGACGACGATATCGTCGACACGATCATGCGCGACGCTGGTCGCGGTGCCCGCAAGGTCGCCTAAGCCTCACCACGAACCCTTTAGCCTACAAGGAAAATCGACATGGCTATCACCCCTCAGAATGGTGACCTGCTCGCTGGTGTTGCTTCGCAGCGCAGTGAGACCATCAATCCCTCGCCCGATCCGCTTCTCACCGGCGATCGTCCGGGACTCGTCTCCACGGACGAGCTCGTGGCGGTGTCCCAGACACTGGCCGCTCATACCGTTGTTGGCTTCGACGACGGCAAACTGGTCGCCGCCACCTATTCGGTCACAGCGGCCGCCAAGGCGACCGAGGATCTGACCTTTACCGATGTCGGCAATGACACCGAGACGGTGACGATCGACGGCGTGGTTTACACGCTCGCGGCCTCGCTCTCGGAGGCTTACGACGTCTTGATCGGTGCCAGCGCAACCGCGACGGCTGCAAACCTCGCTGCCGCCATCAACGGCGGTGCCGGCGAGGGTGAGACTTATGGCACGGATACGGTCGCGCACCCGTCCGTCGTTGCGAGCTCGGCGGCCGAAGTGCTTACCGCGACCGCCCGAGTTGCAGGCACTGCCGGCAACTCGATCGCCACGACCGAAACCTCGAGCGAAGCCTCTTGGGGTGCCGCGGTTCTTTCGGGCGGTGCTGATGCCGTCTGGACCGGTGTCAAGCCGATCGGTGTGCTGATCTATGCGCAGACGACCGGTGGTGGTGACAGCACGGTTCGCGCGGGCGTCTACCGTGCCGGCGTGTTCAATCCGGACCTGTTGGTCTGGGACGCTTCTTTCGACACTGCCGAGAAGAAGCGTCTCGCGTTCGAAGGTGCTCCCGCGCCGACGAATATCGTCATCCGCAAACCCCAGTCTTTCACCGCCTCGTAGTCGGACAGCCTCACGGAAAGGAGCCAGTCAATGGCTTTTGATATCTACAGCCCGACCCAGCTTTACCGGGTCATGTTCGACGAGCGCACGGTCGCGCCGACGAGCTTCTTCCTCGACAACTTCTTCCCGAACAGCTTCTTGTCGACCCAGGAAGAAATCCTGTTCGACAAGATCGAAGGCACTCGCAAGATCGCCCCGTTCATGCTCCCCAACGAGCAGGGCAAGCCGATCTACAAGCGTGAAGGCGAGCGCATTCAGTCGTTCAAGCCGGCGTACACCAAGCCGAAAGACTCGGTGAAGCCTTCCGAAATGCTGGCCATGCAGCCGGGTGAGCTGGCCACGCGTCAGAACCTCATGTCGCCTGCCGCCCGGTACAATGCCGAGGTGCAGCGGATTGCCGAGTATCACCGCAACGCGATCATGCGCCTGTGGGATTACATGGGTGCCAAGGCGATCCTGGACGGTCAGCTGACCATCAACTACCAGACCGACGCAGGTGTCGGTAAGTCCGTCACACTGGACTTCGACCGTGCGTCCGGTCACACGGTCACCAAGGGTGTCGGAGCCCGGTGGGGCGACAGCGGTGTCAGCATCTTCGATGATCTGCAGTCCTGGATCGACACCGTTGCCAATGCCCAGTTCGGCGGATCGGTTGCCAACGTGATTCTCGGATCGCAGGCAGCCACGGCGTTCATGGCCGACGTGAACGAGTCCGGTGGCTCGCTCAACGGCAAGCTGGACACCAACTATCGCGGTTCTGAGGAAATCAACTTCAACCGTGGTATCATCCGGTCGGACCCGATCAGCAACATCGCATACCTCGGCACGCTTGGCTCGGGTATCCGCGTCTGGCGGTACACGGGCTCGTTCCAGAACAACGATGGCAGCTACACCCAGATCATGGACCCGCGCGATGCGCTCCTGGTCGCCCCGGGTGTTGATGGCGTGAAGGCGTTTGGCGCGATCCTCGACCAGGGAGCCGGTCTCAACCCGGCCGACATCTTCACGAAGATGTGGGACCAGCAAGACCCGTCCGCGCGTTTCATCATGTCGCAGTCTGCGCCGCTGATGATCCCGGCCAATCCGAACTGCACGCTGAAGGCGCGCGTCCTGGCGTAACTGAGGGAGTGGGCGGTGTTGGTCACCGCCCACTTTCACGCTTTATGTGAAAAGGGAATAGAAGATGAGCTCGCAAGTTGAAATCAAGGCGGTGCACACCGTCCACGTCAAGATCGACGGCAAGCAGGTTGTGGTGCAACCTGACGAGACTGCGACTATTTCGCGCGAAGCCTACGATGAACTCGTGAAGCTTGGTGCGGTGGTCGGAGTCAACGTGCCTGACGCTGCTCCGGTCGCCCCACCCAGTGTCATCCCCATGGAGCCGTCCCCCTCCGAAGCCAAGGACGCCGCTGCCAAGT